CATCCTGGCGGAAGAGAAAGAGATCGACGACCGGGGAAATGAAAAATGGGTACAAAAGAGGGCCGACAACCATCTTTTTGACTGCGAATGCCTGGCCATGTTATGCGCTGACCCGGAATGGCCCGGCGGCGGCATACACCTGCTGTCGCAGGCAGACAGGCCCAGGCCGAAGAGGCGGGTGATCAGTAATGGGATTGAAAATTAAATATTGAATATTGAAAATTGATGCGTGAAACGTGCCTAACACCTAACGCCTTATGCCTTATACCTAACCCATGAACCAAAGCAAAAAACTCCTCACGTCTAAAGAAGAGATCAAGCAGTATATCGGCGGGGCCTCAAATCATCTGTTCAAGAAATATGTGGCCCAGGGCATGCCTGCGAGATACGAAGATAAACGATGGATCGCCCATGCGGACAATATCGATGAATTTTTCCGGCAATACACAAAGGTTTCCATGCGAAAAATGCTCTCAAAAATCCCGGAAGATCCGCCCTCAAAAAAAACGTCAAGTAAAATAACCCACCAATAACCCACCAATAACCCACCAATAAGGCGCCAATAACGAACAATCACCCTTTTTTCCAAAAAACCCGTGTTATACTCACGGCCATAAACCTCCTTTTCCTCCTCTCTATAAGGGCCGGCCCGGTGCGGCGGCCGCACCCGCCGCACCGGCGCCGGTCCTTTTCTTTTTCTGGAGTGCGGTACATGGCAGGACTTACATTGGCACAGGCCGAAACCCAGCTAACCGCATGGCTCGCGGCGGACACTGCAACGGCCACCGGTCAGTCATACACCATAGGCGGCAGGTCCCTTACCCGGGCCAATGCCCGCGAGATCAGAGAAAACATCACATACTGGGACAGCAAAGTCCGGCGCCTCACCAGAGGCGGCATCAGGGTCAGGGGGGGCACACCATGCTGAGGCACAGTCGCGCCCAGTTAAAAAATATCAAACCGAATTTCATAGATAAAGCCGTGGGCTATTTCGATCCGGTAAAGGCCGCACGCCGGCAGCGGGCACGCATGGCCATGGCCCTCACGGGCGGATACAGGGGCGCATCAAAGACCCGGCGCGGCCTCAAACAGTGGCTGCCCTACGGCTACGATGCGGACTCGGACACCCTCCCGGATCTCCCCACATTGAGAGAGCGCAGCCGCGACATGATACGAAACACACCCCTGGCAGCCGGCGCCATCAATACCAAGGTAACCAATACGGTGGGGACCGGGCTCAAGCTCCAGGCCCGCATCGACCGCAATATATTAAATATGAGCGAAGACCGGGCAGACCAGTGGGAGGCGGCCACGGAACGCGAGTGGCGCCTCTTCTGGGACAGCCCGGAATGCGATGCGGCCAGGACCCTGAACGGCAACGCCCTGACGGCCCTATGTTACAGACAGGTCATGGAGAACGGCGACGTCTTTGTGGCCCTGCCCCGCATCAAGCGCCCCGGGGTCCCCTATAACCTCCGCCTCCAGATCATAGAAGCGGACCGGGTATGCAATCCCGACAATGCACAAGACACGGACCGTATGGCCGGCGGCATCGTGAAAGATAAATACGGCGCGCCAGCGGCCTATCATATCCTGAACACCCATCCCGGCAATATTAAGAACTTCAAGGGCGTCGATAAATGGCAGACCGTCCCCGCATTCGGCAAAAATCTCGGACTCAGAAACATCATACACCTGTACCAGCCCCTCAGACCGGGCCAGACCCGTGGGGTCCCGGACCTGGCGCCCGTGATCGAGCCTCTAAAACAGCTTGACCGCTACACAGAGGCCGAGCTAATGGCGGCGGTGGTGAGCGGTATGTTCACCGTATTCGTGGAATCTGAAACCGGGGACCCCACCCTGGACCTGACGGACCTGTCAGATGAGACCGGAGCAAAGACCACCGACGACGACTATAAGCTGGCCTCCGGATCCATAATCGGTCTGGCGCCCGGGGAAAAGATCCACGATACAAACCCCGGCCGGCCCAATGACTCTTTCGACCCGTTCACCCTGGCCGTCTTACGCCAGATCGGCGTGGCCCTGGAGCTGCCCTTCGAGATCCTCATTAAACATTTCACGGCGAGCTATTCCGCGGCCAGGGCGGCGCTCCTGGAGGCGTGGAAATATTTCTTAAAAGAGCGCCAATGGCTGGCCGACAATTTCAACCGTCTTGTCTATGAGATCTGGATGTATGAGGCCGTCACGTCCGGCCGCATCGCGGCGCCCGGCTTTTTAAACGACCCGCTGATCCGCAAGGCCTATCTCGGCGCGGAATGGATAGGCCCGGCAAAGGGCCAGATCGACGAGCTGAAAGAGATCAAGGCCGCGGACCTTCGCATAAAGATGGGAGTTTCAACACTTTCCGAGACCACGGCGGAGATGACCGGCGGCGACTGGGAGAAAAAACACCCCCAGACGGTAAAGGAGCATAACGCCCGCAAAGATGCCGGCCTAATCACCGAACCTGAGCCGGATAGCGACAGAGACGAAGATGAAAAATGAAAGATGCACGATATTCCGTCATTCCCGCGAAAGCGGGAATCCAGCACCCAGCACAACAGGAGAACACCATGCGTATAATCGACATCCTAACATCCCCCTGGGCCATTGTCCCTGAAAAGCTATACGAGATTCAGGAGATCTACAGCACCCATCTCCGAGGCGAAAAGATCGACATTAGCGCCATAGAGGCAAAGATCGGCGCGGCAGCCCAAGGCGATGACGAACCCTACCAGGTAGTAAACAGCATGGCCGTTATCCCGATCCAGGGCGTTATTGCCAAACGCATGAACATGTTTTCCCGCATATCGGGCGGTGTTTCCACGGAGCTTGTGGCCCGGGATATTAACAGCGCGGCCCATGACCCGGACATCAATGGCATATTGCTGGACATCGACTCCCCGGGCGGGACCGTGGACGGCACCCTTGAGCTGGCACAGACAGTGTTTCAGGCCCGGGCGCAAAAGCCGGTCATCGCCTATACCGACGGCATCATGGCCAGCGCCGCTTACTGGATAGGGTCGGCGGCTGAGCGGGTCTTTATTTCCGGCGACACGGTCCATGTGGGCTCCATCGGCGTGGTGGCCACTCATGTGGATTATTCGGCCTATGAAAAACGCGTCGGCATAAAGACCACCGAGATCTATGCGGGGAAGTACAAGCGCATCGCGTCGGAGCATAAACCCCTGTCAAAAGAGGGCAAACAGACCAACCAGGACAGGGTGGATTATATATACAGTGTTTTTGTGGATGCCGTGGCCACCCAGCGCGAACAGACACCGGAGGCCGTGCTTGAAAAAATGGCGGACGGCAGGCTCTTCATAGGCCGGCAGGCCATAGCAGCCCGCCTGGTGGACGGTGTTTCCACCATAGACCGGCTGATCGATACGGTCCTGCCGCAGATGCAGGCGGACAGGGCGGATGCAGCATGGCTCCATGAATTAAACAGCGAAACCCGACATGAACGGACGGCGGCAAAAAAGAAGGACCTCGATGCGGCCCGGGCCGGTCTTGATGACGCCATGGCCCGCATGGGGCCGGTCTACTGAACATCGAACGCCCGATATCGAATGTTGAATGAAAAAACCCATAACCCATAACAGGAGGATCGACATGCCTACAATAACCGAATTTAAAGAAAAATATTCAGACATTTATCAGGCCGTTATAAAAGAGGGCTCAGACGAGGGATATGCCCGGGGCCTGGAAGATGGCCTGGAAGGCGGCCGGAGAGAGGGCCGCGAGGATGGAATCCTGGAAGGGGCCGCAGCCGAGCGCGAGCGTATCCGGGCCGTTGAAGCCCAGCTTATCCCGGGCCATGAGAATTTAATTGAAAACCTCAAATATGACGGCGAGACCACCGGTGAGCAGGCCGCCGTCAAGGTCCTGCAGGCCGAGAAATCGCTGAGAGAGGATGTCGGCAAACAGCTCTCGGAGGACGCCCCTGATGCGGTAGCGCATGTGGCGACCGCGGAAGTTGAACAGCCCACACCCGCAGAGGACACGGACGCGCCCATGGACGACCGGGCCAGGGCCACATGGGAGAAAGATTCGAAACTCCGCTCAGAGTTCGGCAGCGATTTTGACGCGTATCTCGCATTCAGAAAGGCCGATGCAGCGGGCCAGGTCCGGATCCTGAGCAAGAAATAAAAGCTAACGATGAAAGATGCAGGATGCACGATACATGATGAAAAATATTCCGTTATTCCCGCGAAAGCGGGAATCCAGGGTGCCAACATTTAACAAAGGAGTAATATCATGACCACCTTAGCAGCAGATTTGCAGCGCACATATGAGATAGGCGAGCGCAACGAGATTCCGATGATCGCCTCAGATATCATCTATGAAGGGGCAGCGGTCGGAGCGGTGATCGCATCAGGCCACGGCCGCCCCCTCACCTCGGTGGACAAATTCGTCGGTTTTGCCGAGGACCAGGCC